GATAGTCTCATCGGAGACATCCCAATTCACACGCTCAGCGTGTTCCATGAAAAATCTCAACTCTCTCTTTACCTCATGGAGTTTTAGAGAGTCCAACTCTTTCTTGTATCTGATAGATTCCATTTGTGTATCCTTTCTAACTACTATTATCTAACCATAGGGGTCTGACATTTATGGGAGGTTTTATGCGTGTTTCGTAGATCGTTATCATTCTGTTACATTTGGGGCCCGAGCCCCTTCCAGGGTAGATGTCAAGCGACACGCCGTATCTATAGAGATATCACAACGTTAATGAATGGTATGGTTACTGGAATGCCTGCCAGTAGTATCTTGTAGTATAGGTATCCAATGAATACGGATCCTGCTAGTGATATTCCAACGGTAGACATTAGTTACCACTAAACAATGCTAGACCAAAGAAGGTGAATGCTAGCCACAGTAGAATCTCTACCAACATTACTTATCCTCCACTTCATCCATTAGCATTATGTCGCATAGACTGATTAGGTATTCTAGTTCAGCGGTATCCATTAGTTGGCTCCAATGTTGAAGATAGAACCATCAGCAAACTGAATGCGGTATCCCTGAATAGCACTATTCCAATACAACTTGGTGTAGAAGCCAATAGCCTCTGCCTTGTGCTCAGGGTCGAAACCAAAGGTGGTCTCAGTGTTGTCGTTGTTTCTGATTGTTACTAGCATTTGTTATCCTTTTCTTTAACTATCTAAATACTAATGGATAGGTGTGACATTATCAAGTCAGACACGGCATAGTAGGTAACAAATTTATAACATTAGGGTCGTACGGGTGTGTGCGGACTAATCTTGTCGATCTTTTGTGTGTGAGGATGTATCGTACATCTTTATAAAATATTCAGATTTTTGCTATACTTAAAATATGCACATATATCTAGACGGTTTAGCCAGGTCTGGAAATGTATTCTTTTCATTTGTTCTAGACTCATTCTTTGAAAACCAAATAATCTCTAAAAGAACTCACGACATATCATCACTAAAGAAATATATAAATGGAACTTGCTTTGTAGTTCCAGTAAGAGATGCACTCCCATCTTTAGTTTCTAATGTAATATACATGGACCATGTTATAGAAAACGAAATGTTCGGGGGATCTAAAAAAAGCAACAACTATCTTGAAAACCTAGTAATGAGCAACAAAGCATATCTTGAATACTTAGTTAAGAACGATAACTTCTTTATAGCTCCTTTTGATGAAATAATAAATAATCATATAGCGGTTTGTAGAGTTATTTCAGCAAAGTATCCTGAACTAAAAACAACTGGAAAGCAGGAGGGTAGTGAAGATCTTATAGCAACAGCAGAAAAAACAAACCCATACCTATATGATCCATACATAGGAAATGTTCCACGTAATAGCAATTTAGACAAAACAAAAATAGAAAAAATGCTATTAAGCAAATATTCAAAAGAACTAGATGAAATGCAGGTTAGCATTAATACTTTATATGAGAGATATTACTCAATAAAGAAAAGTTACAATTTATAAATTTTTTCAGATTTAGACCTTATCCCACATTCTGATATCAGTAATAGTCATTCTGATTTTATCAGCGGTATCTTCATCAGAAGCTTCAATAACCAATATAGCATTAAACAACTCTATGTCAAATGTAACGGTTTGTCCATTTTCTTTATAGATATCTAGAGCGATATCTGGTTTGGCTTGGTATTTAAATTGCATATGGTTTGCTAACTATTTTTCGGGGGCATCAAGTCTTCTTGAATCGTAAAAGTCATCCTGACTAATCGATAATACTAACAATACTCTCTTCAACCAGATGGTCCAGGATCTCTTCCTGAATATTAAACAACTGCTGTCTCACCTGATCAGCCATAGCCATAATAGCTGTATCATCCATTCCAGCACTCTTCATAGCTTCCTGATTATTCTTTTCTGCGATAGCTACCATCTTAGCTACAATCAAATACTTATCCATTACCATTTTCCCATCGGACATTCCGCTTGCTTAAGCGTACTCTTTAGTTTCATAAAGCAACCACATTTGCGACATTTGACAAGTCGTTTGTCAAACCATTCGCATGTATTGCATATTGCTAGTCGGGATTCGATTAGCTCTTTATCAGACCTAGGCTGGTTTGGATCAAATAGATCAAAGAATGTTACGTCTCCCATGGATATATTATATCATAAGGGGAGGTTTGTCAATACCTGGCATATTTAGGATACTTGCACATAGGGCACGGGACGTGGGGAGGGTGCAGGGTATCTCTATATACCGCCGAACTAATTTATCGAACGTTTTATGAGCGACTCAAATACCGCTCGTTTTAAAACCGAGAGATCTATTTTTGCCGAAGCCTCATACTTGTCTATTTCTTCAAGTGCCAGTAGCGTGAGGTCTTCTCTAACATATGCTACTCGCTCATAGAAGCTATCCAGATCTTCTTCTTTAATATGTGGGCCATCGCAATCCCAGCTGCTCACACAGAATGGGCATAGGTACTTTCCATCATTCAGTTTCATCTATAAACTTTATTCCTTCCAGGTAGTCATTTGGCAGAACATCAAGGATTAGGTGAATTCTGTTATCATCACTAGCATTTTGTACACTGTGATACTTTATGTTGTTAAGCTCATACAATGTTCCAGTTTTTAGGTTTCTAACTTCTGCACCAGAAGAAAAGGTAACAAGATAATTTGTTTTAATTGGAACATGGAATCTTCTAGCTACATATAGGACATCAGATCTATCTTTGTGGGTCCTTATCCTGCTTCTTGGCTTCATATTGATAAACTCTGCACGGATAAGCTTGCCACCTGCCAAAGACTCTACATATCCAACAATATCAAAGAACTCTTTTCTGGCTGCGTCTGATGACAGATTTCTTTTAGTTACACAAATACCGTCTGTTCCAAAGCTGTGGAAGTAGTCCAGGGACCTTATCTCAAAAGCAAAAGTATCTTTATGAGTTTCATATGAATTTTGACGACTTGTATCTATTAGCCACTCATTGTAATAAGACAAGACCTCTTTAGATATGGATTCTATGGCTACCTCGCCAAATTCTTCAAAGCACCAGTTATCACGCTTGTTTTTTAGCATAATTCCACACCTCTAAATCCAACATATTTAATTCTGTTATCAAATTGTTATATTTATCTATTACATTCTGTTCTATAATAGAAGATTCATTAATTTTAAAACCATTTAAATCAATATCAAGGATCTCGCTTACCCTAGAATACTTTTCTTCATTATCAAAATCTACAAGAATTGTTTTATTTTTTTGTACAGTATCTACAATAGACTCAATTTCAGTACCATAGTTTTTTACAAACCAACAATTTTCAGCCATTTGCAATAAATTTGTTATATTTTTGTTATATTTGGGTACATCAATTTGTCCAGTCAAAAACTTTGAGTTAATATTTACAAAATTCTCTATTTTATTAGTAACTAAATAATTTTCAATTAGATCTTCAAGAGACAGATCGCTGTAAAACTTATCACGAATATAGTTTATATAACTAAAAGTAAGATCTACTGGATTTCTAAAAATTGCAAAGTTAGTGTCTACATATTTTATTGGAGTGGTAGCGAAATGTCCACTAATAAAATCGTAATCATAGAATGATTCTGGAAATTGTCTTACGTGACCAGAAAAAACTTTTTTCCCTGATTTATTTATTGCAAACTCTCTTACAAATACACCACTGGTCCTAGGTACATGAAGATGATATACAGACATACTACATATTGTATCAGAAATCAAAAAAGCAACTATAATTGTAGTATTATGTCAATAGAGTCCTGGATCGGTATTATTGTAGGAATTACTACCATCATCACATCAGCAGGATTGGGAGTACGTTGGCTTGTAAGACATTACTTCGATGAAATCAAAGCAGAGCTAAAGCCAAATAGTGGATCAAGTATCAAAGATCAAATAACTAGGCTTGAGTCAAAGCAACAAGAGCTAGAAAAGAAAATGGATTTGCAGCACAATAAACTCGAAAAGAAAATTGACAAGATGTTCGATGCATTAATTGACCACTTGTCATCTAATAAATAATATATATAATATATCTAAGCACTTAGATACTAGATAACTAGATATATTTCTAGCTAGATATATTTATTTAATTAATATATATACTACCAAACCTTGAACCGTTGTCAAGTCTTATTTTGATAACACTTTTGTAACAATTGTATATACTACTTATAACAACCCTTTATTTACTTGACTTGTTACAATTCTGTTATCTTGACATTTATTTTCTGATATAATTTTATATGCTAGTGCTCAGGGTAGTCTCTCATACCCACCATCCTGGGTACTAGCTTTTTTATTTATTATGGTTGTATAATATATCTATGTCTTGTTCTCCTGAAATCTTTGGTGCTAACCCTGCCAACATTAAATGGCAAGTTGTTAGAGGTGATACCTCATCCTTGCGTATTGAATTCTTTGAAAATGATGAAGTAACTTTTTTTGATATTTCAGATTGGGAGTTTGCTGCTACTACCTATGACTTCCGTGGCGATGTTCTTGATGAGCTAGAAACTGATAGTGGAAATGGCTATGTAGACATTACTGCATGCTCAGATATCACATCTCTTTGGGGTACTGGATATTCCTCTACAGTTGCAGAGCTAGCTTTTGACCTTCAGGTAACTATTGACGATACAATTTGGACACCAGTTATTGGAACCATAACTGTTCTTGGTGACGTTACTGGAGGAAGTCTATAATGCCAGTTATAAAAATTTCTAACAATACCCCTAACTTACCACCAGTAGTAAAGATTAAGGGAAAAACTTTTAAGACTTCTAAGTAGGAGAGTAATGTCAATCAGCAAAAGCATGGACTTTCCGTCTAGCAAAAAAGCTGGATATGCTCAAATTGCACAGCAATCTCAAATATCAGATCCTCAAATATCATATATCCCAGTTCCAGGACCTCAGGGACCTGCAGGCGACCCAGGCTCTCAAGGACCCAGAGGCGAAAGAGGGGAGCGTGGAGAAAAGGGAGATCCTGGTCCAAAGGGTGAGTCAGGAAAGCCTGGTAAAAATGGACAGGATGGAAAAACTTATTTACCAGTTTATAACCAAGATGCTGGTTGGGCAAAGTATTTTGATAAAAAAGAAAAAATGATACCAATAGGTGCAACTAGAGGAACAGATGGTTGGGTAACTATATTATTAGATTTAGCAGATGCAAACGAAAAATATTTGCCAAAAAACTCTACTAGTCTTTATAATGATAACTCAAAAAGAATTAACCTAAAGTGGCTAGAAATTGGATCTCAGGTAGAAGTCACTTACACATTTCAGGTAGAAACATTTGCCAACAATACAGAGTTATGGTGTAGGACATTATTGCCAGGTACAAATAGCCAGGTGGTGTCTTTAGTAGGAAACCTTAAATATCAATATCTATATGAACTTTCCGTTACTCATAGGATTTATGTTGATAGCGAAATGGCTAAACTTAATGGTGCAGCAGTTCAACTAAGGTCAGATATGGATGCTTTGGCTGGATTATCATCTATAGCGATTTCGGTATCTTAGCATGCTATAATAATAGTTATGGCATTTCCAGGAACTTATAATATCAACTACTACGAGGGTGACACCTACGAGTTTAAGATCTACCCAAAGAATTCTATTGGTGCAACATTTAACTTATCTGGTTACTCTGTTAAGTTTTTTATTGCTACCGCAAGGGGTTCTGGTGCTACTCAGTTTGAGTGTCAGGCATCAATTAGCACAGATAGTGTTGTTACCTGTAAAATTCCTCCAGGAGTTGGTAGACAACTGGTAGCTGGAACATCATACGTTTATGACGTTGAGGTTGCTAAGTCTGCTGATGGAATTGTATATACTTTGCTTACTGGAACGGTATCGGTAACTGCAGACGTATCTGGAGCAGTATAATGGCAGAAGTTTTACTATCCTCTGATGAGCTAACAGTTCTTGGTGGTCCAGCAGAAATCAGTGTCGATATTGACTTTGGTCCGCAGGGAGATCGTGGAAGCCTTATCCTTTATGGAGTAGGAAAACCAGATGATGTAGTTTTGCCAGAAACCCCACAAGTTTATGATTCGTATATTAATATCTCACCATCTGATGATGAGTATCAGTTTATGTATCAATTCATTGCTGGACCAAATAATGGTACTCCAATATGGACTAAGATATTTAAGCTTACCCCAAACATTTATTCTGAAAATGTTGTAAGAACTTTTGTAGATGGTCAGATTGACATAAATATTCCAGTAGCAGCAATTGTCCCAGCCGATCTTGTTGGAAACTATACAGCTGAAAACTTTAATGTTCAAGTAAATGTTCTTGGAACATCTCCAATTTCTATAGGAGTGTCAGTTTCTGAAATTGAAATTGTTAATAGCTTAGTGTCTTTGCCAATATTGATTAATGCTATTGAATATTCAGAATCTGAGTGGGCATTGGCAGAAGGTCAAAAAACAGTTCATTTGCTTATTACTGTGGTATAATTTGAACTGGTGATAATTAATGGCTTCTGAAAATATCGGATCTCTATACCCTACAAAAATGCCAGGGTATGATGATGCAGCAGACATCCAAGCTGCTCTTCGACTATATCACTATGGATCATCGTCATATGACCCAGCCAACACTAACGAATCTCAGATTCCAGCTAACTCTATTGCTGGTCATCTCAAGGCACTAGATACTAGGGTAGATGCTGTAGAGGGGAACGGCATTGGGTCAGAGTACACAGCCACAGAGCCAACATCCCCAGAAGATGGTTTTATTTGGGTAGATTCAGATAGCGTTGTACCAATAATTGAAAATCCTACTTGGCAACTTGTTGGTTCTGGAACTCTTTCTGGGTCTTCTCTTTCTGTTACTGGAATCTCTGGAGAAAAGTTCTACGTTGTCTTAAAGGATTGGAGCCACTCGAATACAGGCAGTGAGCTTGGTCTAGTGATTAGATTTAATTCTGACTCAGGACCGAACTATGTAAACACTGGTGGTCTAACATCTGCTTCTGGACTTTCTTCTCCAACATTCTCAAATACCGCAACCCAAGACTTAACTATTGAGGTAGACTTGTCAAATACAGCTGCTTTCTTAAAGCCAGTATCAACTATTGCAGATACTGCTGACGGACCATACTTTGGATATTACAAGAATACAAATGAAATTACATCAGTTCAGCTAACACTTTCTGGATCAGGTAATTTTGATGGTGGAGACTATCAGATTTGGAGCTATCAGGCATGACAACTATTTCATCTAACTCAAAAGTAGCCTACATTTATGACGAAGCTACCGATACCTGGTATCCAACTGCTGGCCTTGCTAGCACTTCTGCAAATTATTCTTGGACTGGCACTCACAACTTTTCTTCAAGCGTTTCATTTAATTCTGTAGTATCAGCAAAAGCAGGAGTAAATAATTTTCAAAATCCAACAGCACGTGACGCAGCAATAACTTCTCCAGTAAGTGGATTAGTTGTTTTTATTAGGCAAGATAACTCTGGAAATACTATAAATCAGATTCAGTATTATTCTGGAAGTGCCTGGGTAAACTACAATAATATTATTATTAATGAAAAGACAGCATCTTATACCATTGCTCTGCACGACGTTGATAAGCTAATCAGAGTAAACAGCACATCTGATCTTGAAGTGACTATTCCAGCTGCAGCATCTGTTAATTTTCCAATTGGATCTAGGCTTGAGGTAATACGCTATGGAACTGGAGAAGTTAGCATAGTTGCAGCTTCTGGCTCTGGAGTAACAATAAGAAGTAAAAATAATAATAAGAAAATTTCCGTTCAGTATTCTGGAGCAATGCTAACAAAGGTTGACTCTGACGAGTGGCATTTGATCGGTGATCTGAAGGCATAGGTGATGCAATGGTAAATGCATTTGGTTACTATGCATCTGCAAAAGGAATGGTTTTGGTTCCAGACCTTTCTGGTCTTTCTTCTGCTGCAGCCATTGCTCTGTTGGAGTCCAATGGCTTAAACTATTCTTTGGGTTCTGATATAGATACAAACAATGGTGCCTTGGATAACTTAGTTGCTGAACAAAGTCCAGTTTCAAATACTCTGGTTGACTATGAGACAGTTGTTCAGTTTAGACTTTATAACCTAATTGTCATTCCACCATTCTTCCCATTCTTCCCATCGTTCCCACCATCTGTGGCACTAACGGCAACGTCTACTGGTGAAACAACTACCCAGTTAAGCTGGACAGCTTCTAACTTTGTACAGGCATCGTATCAGATTAAGCGTACTGGTAGTGTTCTGGGTGGTGGACCAATCAATTCCACTGACACGTCTGGTACAGATTCTGGATTACAGTGTGGAGTTAATTACACATATGAGATAACCATTTACAGTGGACTAAATGGAACTGGAAGTGAAGTTTCAGACTCAGACAGCGTTACTACAGATAGTTGTACTACCCCAACAACATGGTATGGAGTTGACTGCTGTTCTGGAGGAAATACTTATGTTTCAGCATCAAATGCATCACTACAAGTAGTTCTTGACTCACTAGAGACTCAATGTCTTAATGCTGGCCAAACTCCTGGAAGTCCTCAGACTAGCCAGTCTGGTTATCCAGTAGTTAGCTGTACACCTTCACAGCCACCAAGTTTCCCAAGCTTCCCATTCTTCCCACCATCATTCCCACCAACTCCTGTTGGCGATCCAATTCTTGGTCCATGTAATCAAGTGTTTAGTGGCGTATGTCTAGCAAATGGTGGTGGAACGCAGAGCGTCACACAAAATTACTCAGATGGGTCTACCGTAGTAACTTCGCAATGTTGTACATACCTAGAATAATTTACGAAAATGGTATAATTTACTTATGAGTGATAAAAAAAGTGCGTGGGAACTGTGGAAAGAAAATCTTGGAGATACACGTCCCTGGGACATGCTAAATCCAGCTATACAACAAGTAGATGCCAGTATTGCAGAACATAGATTTTCTATATGCAAGTCTTGTCCAGAGCTAATTAAGCCAACAAATCAGTGTAAGAAGTGTGGATGCATTATGAACCTAAAAACTAAACTTCCACATGCAGAATGTCCCATTGGGCTTTGGGGTAAGCACCAAAATTAAAAGTCTAGTTAATATTTGACTTTGCCATGTATTCGGTAGACCAGGCAGACCAATTCTTTCCACCATTTGACATTTGATACGCAATCTGAGCACTAATTAGTGGATTGTACAAATCTTCATTAGACTTTAGTCCATACTTTTTTCTACGATCAGGACCCATTGAGCCAGTCATATTAATCTGGAATAGTCCATAGCAATTGCTAGACTTGTTTAGTGCCATTGGTCTATTCGTAGATTCATAGAAGACAATGGCTTTTGCCATCTTTAGGCCATTACCAGAAAAACCAGCCTGTCTAAGTATTGAGTCAAGCTCTTTCTCAGACAGCTGGGTCTTCCTATCATAATTAGCCTCCACAAGCTCGTATGAGCCACGATCAAAGCTAAGGGTATAATTTGGAACAACAAGGCTCTGAGTCGCTGAGAAATGATCCTCATCGCTTTGAGACACATTTGCGGTAGTTAGACTAGCCACAAGACTGATAGTTCCCATGATTGCATATGTTTTCATAATTAATTTTCTATTACTCTGATAAAGGAAATCTCACTTTGAGAAAACCATCCGTCTGTTAGTTCAATCTTTTCTGTTCTTGTACCTGGCTTTTTGGCATGGATTACCATACCATCACCAGCATAAATTCCAACATGGTAATACTTCTTAGAGTTTAGGTGCTTAAAAGCAACGATGTCTCCAATTTGTGGGGTATCTACATAAAATCCAGCATTCTTTGCC